CCGGCCTGTTGCCATGGCATCAGGTCCGAGCGCGTCTGCTGGTATTGCTGCGCTTGGAGTCCTGCCGCTTCTCGTGATGCGGCCGCTGCTGTATTGGCCGCCTTATTGGAGGCAATGCCTCCGATTGCAGCGCTGCCCACCATTCCAACTGCAACCGCTATCCAACTCATATCAGTTCCTTTGCTTTCAGTTTGTTTCTGGCATCGAACAAAGCTGTGCTGTCAGGTTCGATCAATTGCTTTTCTATCTTGTCGAGATTTCGTTTCTTCGTCCTGTGTACTGTAAGACATACACTATCTTCCAATGCCAGCACTGCGCGCTTGGTTCCCGGCTTGGAAACGATAACCGTACCGGCTTCGTACACCTCTTTGCCAACCATCACCTTGCCCTTGGCAATGATGTAGAAATGTTCGCGCTTGTGGACCTTACCTACAATCAAAGTGCCTGCCGGTCTGGATAGAACCCGCGCATACATTCCATCGGCGAAGTAATGATCGGTCCGCAGCTCCACCTGCGGCATGGTCCGCATGATGTTTTCCAGTTCGAGAATGCTGTTACGCTGGAGTTCCATCTGCCTTCACCCACGCGCTACTCGATGCTGTTTTCAGGAATACCGGGAGTCCAAGCGTCGTGTCGAAGTAAGGCATTCCGACGTAGCGGAAACTACTCGAAGTTGGCCTCGAAGCGGTAACGCCATTTTGCGATGACGCAATCACAATGTTCATCAGGGTGCTGTAAAAGACTGCCGTTTCCTGATCCTCGGCCAGCTTCTGCGGGAAAGAAATCTTCGGGCCGGCCATCAGAATGATCCCCCGGTTATCTCTGCCGAAGCCCCGGTAAGGACTCGTTTTACAGGATCCGTGATACGCAGTTTCAACACCCAATCCCTAGCCGCTCCCAGCGATCGCCACATGACGCGCTGGGTGTACTCCCCAATGCGCCCCATGCTCGAATAGCCAACAGAGGCGAATGTGAACCCGCCGTCTTTTGATACCAGCAAGTCCATAACCGGGTCCACGCCCTGCCCGGACACCAGCCCGACGCCCGCCTCGATATCCACCTGAAGGCGATCTATGCCCAGATACTTGTCGTCCTCCCAGATGTGCTTGGAAATCACTTCCATGGGGATGGTGGAGCCGTTGTCGTCGAATGTCGTAGTGGAGAATTTGTAGATATTCCCGTTGCGATAGTCGGAAACTACAAGGCCACTGACGAAGTTGGCAAACTTGTTTCCCCAGAATCGCGTTCCATCGGTTGCCTGCCATTCGCTCCATGCGTTTGAAAGCCCATCGTATACCCAAGATGTCGCTGCCGTTGGGAAACTGATGAGATACATCGGATGCCCGTTGAACATGAAGGAAATGCCCTGCGCGTCTGAAACCGAAGAGGTCTGGAGATAGCCGGTAAAGATCGTGTCCATGTCCTGATCTGACACCTTCTGCAATACCGTCCCAGACAGCCGCGAGACATTGGCGCCGCCCTGCCTGTTCTTGAATAGCCCAATGACCGAGTTATCGAACTTTGCGAGCGAGAACGGCGCTGCCAAGCCGAACTCTTGCGAAGCGCCGGGTATCTTGCTGAATGGGAAATCAGGTCCACCTGAGTCTTGCCAATACTCAGTGTAGTCCGGCCCGAAGAGGTTCAGCACGCTATGGTCCGTCATGCCGGCCTGAAGGCTTCCTGCGCCAGTGCCGGCGAAGTTGATCTGCACCGAGGGCCATATCTGAGGATTTACGCTTGGACTGATCTGGGAGAGCTGGAACTGCCTTCCTGAGCCTGCCGTGACAATGAAGTAGTTTTCCTGCCAAGTTACCGTTTTTGGCGTAGTGGTGAACGTCGCCGAAGTGACTTGGTTTAGTCCGGCCGGAGTGACCATGTTGTAGGTATAGCCATTGGTGCCGTCCACTTCTAGCAGGTAGGTTCCGTCATCGGCCATGGAAATGTCGCCTGACGTGGTGGCAATCGTCCCGATCACCGCCGTTACACCGGTATTGTCGATGGAATATAGCGTGTTGTTGTTTACCGTAAAGAGCAGCGGCGTCGATAGGCTGTTGACCGGCCACAGGGCACGGGAGGGCTGCGCACCCAATGTAGTGACGAATGGCACAAGTCCCGGCCTTCCTATCAGCGCAAAGACAGTCCTGTCCATCTCCTTGCGTGGTTCGACATAGCAATTGATGCGCTTTGCCGCCGTAATGGCGCGGCTTGCGCTTTGGGTGCCGATGCCGAATAGTTGCACGCGACTCATCTGGTAAAACCGTCAGAGTAGATGTTGTAGCTGGAATTTGGCGTTGCGATGATTGCCGCATCGCACTCGGCGAACACATCCTTGATGTTCGTGCGCTTGACGTTGGCCTTGGCTTCGGCTGCGTTGTAGCGTAATTGAGCCACTGCATCAGCATTCAGAAGGCACGGGAACCCAGCGCTCATCATCTCCAAGGCCAGGTTCATCACGATACCCCTCGCATATCCCGGAGGAGCCGAGAGTTGAGTGGTCAGCAACGGGAAGGTGTTCTGCTGCAATATCTGCGAATAGAACACGGTATATGCTTGCGATGGCACCGGGAAGATATTGATAATGCCCAGCGGAAACTGAGGATCGTAGTACAACGAAGTGGGAATCTGGCTTCTATTGGTCTTCAGCCCAATCGAATCCCACTGTTCGTTGCTGAGTATGTTCATGCCGTAATCGAGATTGTTTGTATCCCTGACGAATGCGCTGCTGATATCCGTAGGCCGCGTATTGTTGATATCTGGCGTGCCGATGGTTCCTATCGTGTAGGCTTGCTTGCCGGCTGTCATGGTGAATTGCTGCTGATTGACCGCCCATGCCATCAGGGATTCTCCGGGCCATGAGTCGAGCAATGCGTTCAGACAATCCAGTCCGTCGTTGGCTTCCGAGGCGGACAAGGTTTCTGTCCTTCCGATATAGCCCAATGCCTTCGCTGCCCTCGTGATGAGGTCAGAGGCTAAAACTATGGTGCCTATTCCTGGAATGACTGTTGGCATGATTTAACCTTTATGAAGCACTATTTGATTCCGCCGTCCTCGCAGGAGAAATGATTGCCGTCCGGTACCGGCCTGAAGTCGCCGCCCCAACGGTTGTCCGGGTGCAAACTCTTCCAATGATCTCCCAGCGGTCGATATACCCCTGACTGCGCTTGGTAGATGCCGTCGATGAACAGGTTGAAGTCAACCGCCAGCCTGCGCCCATGCAAGCTATTTTCTATACCTTTGCCCTGCTGCGCGTTCAGCGCCGACAGTCGCCTATCTCGGAAAGCGTCTCCGAAGGTCAGGCTGAATCCAGCCTTGTAAGCCCAGTAGATGAGCTTGCCGATGTTCTCGGTGAAGAGGATCTGCTTATCGACGAGCATCATGTCTCAGTTCCCACTGCCAAGATGATGCTGCACCCAGTACCACCCAGACGCAACGATGCCGATGACCATAGACCATGTGCCGCCGATCATCAGATGCCGGATCACGTCGCGCTTTATCGTTTCTGCGTCTACTTCCGACGCCATTAGCCGCTTCAGCAGCGGCACATACTTCTCCATCTCCGTTCTCACGCACGCCAAATCCCTGCGCATTATGCGAATGCTGGACACAAGCTCCACCATGTCCCGATGCGGGCCTCTCCGCTCGGAGTCTAGCTGGCGCTTCTCGGGGCCGGTGAAGTCGGTCATTATTAGCTAATCCTTTGTTGTGTAGCGTTCTGCTCTTCAGGCGGATGCTGTAACTTCGGGTCTTTCAGCCACTTGTCGAAGTTTCCACCCCAGCCCTTGACGCCGTAATGGGTAAAGTCGATGTTCGGATAGATCATCGCGACAATTCCCATCTCGGTAAGCCTCTTGCCGAAAAACCTGTCCTCGCCCCACCTGAGCCGGTCCCTGACCTCGCAGATGAAAAAGTTGGTATACACCCTAGTCATGGAAGAGGGGTCTGCGGAGGGGTCCGTATACACGTCTTCCGTGTACTTTTCCTTGTACGCCTGAAGCACCTCGCGCTTGATCCGCATGAATCCGCCAGAGAGCCATTCGGCCTGAATCAGCGCGGAACCATCAGGTAACTGCCTGCCGACCGGATGAGAAGACCCATCTTCGTCAGTTACCAGTTTTGGCGTCGTCGTCCACCTGCCCCATGAATTCTTCTGCGGGTAACTTCCAAGGACGATCGGGTCCGGCAACGCAATCATGTTGACCACGGCCTGCGGATTCCACTGCATGTCGGAATCGATCATGAACAGGTCGGTCGCATACGGGTCTTCGAGGAACTTGTTGAACAACGTGTTCTTGGCCCGATCAACGTAGGAATCACCGGACAACTCCCAGAACTCGCACCAGATGCCCATGGCCTGCAACTGCCGGATGGTATAGAACAGCGCGTGGATGTAGGGACTGAAACCCTTCATTTCATAGAAAGGCGTCGCAAAAATCACCTTCTGGCGCG